AGGAACTGCTTTGTTTGTTGACCCATTGAAGGCGCTTTCAACTGGTTTAGGCGGATTATTTAAGCCCTCAACATCCGACAATGGGTTTCGTTCTTCGGTAACTCAACCATCTGGCTCTAACATTAGCCCATTTGATCGTAGTGGGCGTGGTCAACAGGACGTTATCAATCAAGCCGTGGCTGCGGCTGCTCCTCAAGCAGTAACGGCTCCTTATATTACACAACTTGGAACTTATAATGCCCAATTACCATCCACTACAGGTCAGACGGCTGAACAGTGGGCTGCGGCTAATACGGGCGGCGATTTGAGCAAGGTCAATGGCCGAATCAAGTACGTCAATGGCGCTCCTATGCTGGAGTACTACACTCAATAATGCCGATTGTATAAATAGGAAAACCAAGGTATTATCTACCGTCCCTGTCAGGAGCCGCCCATGTCTAAGTTGTCAGATTCCATCAAGAATACAATGCGCGATAAGGCCAAACGCCTAACGTCGGGCGAGCCTCACACCAAGGTAGATTCATCTACTTGGACGCCGCCAGAGATGGAAAATGCAGGTGTCAAGACGGGTTTACGCCCTCTCAGCAAGCGTCAGTATAAGTCTGGCGGTAAAGTTCACGGCATGGATGCCAAGAAGCGCGGCGACCGTGCAATGCGAAAATCGGGTGGCCGGACAGAAAGCGCAGATCGTTCAAAGCGGTATTTAACTCCTGACAATTTAATTAACCGCGATGTTCGTATGGCAAATGACGAACGTGAAGGCACAAAACACGTTGGCGGCTTTAAAAAGGGTGGCAAGGTTCATCGCAAGCACCATGCGGACGGTATGCGCGTTCCTATGCCTATACCGCGTCCTAAGTATCTGTCTGATTCGGATTACGCAAATGATCCTGCATTCCAGCGGGTTCAAGACGCTAAGGCTATGATTGCTGACAAGGAAGCAATGGCGGCTCGTGCGGCTGCATTTGACGCTGCACAGCAAGAAGCGGCTCGTAAACGTGCATTGTTGACGGGTCAAAAGCGTGGGGGCGCGGCAAAGCATACCGATGAAGCGCAAGATAAGAAGTTAATGCATAAGGTTCTCCGTCCAACGGCGTTTAAAGCCAAGGGCGGTGCTGCAATGCACCATGAAGATTGCACCTGCAAAATGTGTTGGGGCGGCGCTGCAAAGTCAAAGAAGGCTGACGGCGGAAAAATCAAGTGGATTCAAGGTGCTATTAAGCATCCGGGTTCGCTCCATAAGGCGCTTCATGTTCCTGAAGGCGAAAAGATTCCTGCTAAGAAGTTGGAAAAAGCTACGCATAGCCACAATCCAAAGTTGGCTAAGAAGGCTAACCTTGCCAAAACTTTAAAGCGTATGCATCACGCTAAGGGCGGCGAAGTATTCTCTGGCAATTCGGAAACAAAGATTCCGGGTGTAGTACCGGGCGGTCGCATGGCTCATGCCAAGGGCGGCAAAGCCAAGGGCAAGACCAACATTAATATTAATGTGATGCCGCATCATCCGGGTATGCCAATGCCTGCTGGTGGCCCAATGGGTGGTCCAATGGCACCTCCTCCTGCTCCTCCAATGCCACCACGTCCTCCAATGGGCGCTCCAATGGGTGGCGCACCAACTGATCCGGCTTTGTTGGCTGCGTTGGCAGGTGGCCGTGGTCCTCAGCCTCCTATGGGCGGTGGTATGCCAATGGCCCGTAAGTACGGTGGTCGTGCAATGGCTCAAACGGAACACGTTATTGATAATGCTGCTGGTGGTGGTCTTGGCCGTCTTGAAAAGATCAAGGCATACGGCGAACCACAGAAGCGCATGAAATAAGTTTCATCACCTCCCGATGGAATAACTGGGCTGAGGCAAAAACACCCCAGCCCTTTTTTTATTAAAAAGGTGCGCCATGCGCGGGGTAACACTCTTGCACTTTCATTTTAATTCCCGTTAATTTTTCAATGTAATTGACATCTTTTTGGGCAAGGTCAGATGTTTTATGCCGTTTATATTCGTAACCCGTTTCCCTAATTTTAGATGAAATTTCTTTTTTCTGTTCACGGCTCATATCCATCCAGCCAACTGGGGATACCGTGTAAAGCCATTTTAATTCTGTCATCGTTGTTCTCCGTTTTTCAACAGCGTTAATGTCAGTTTTTGCCTGACACTTATTATATAGCACACTTTTACATTCATTGCAAGTTTATTTGGGTGGGAATTTACACTCATTGCAACCGATTTAATTCCTACTCGTGTCATACAATGCAAATGACACAGACATATTCAGACAGATATTCCCGCGTTCTGGCCCAACTGATTGAGCAAACAATCGGTGAGGAAATGCAATTCATTTGCGATGGGATGCTCACAGACATAGCGGATTACAAGCATCGGACCGGAATTATTTTCGGTCTGCGTAAGTGTTTGGACCTCATGGAAGAGGCCGACACTATTATCTCTGGAGGGGAAAGGAAGAAGTAACGTGCCATATATGCGTATGAGCCATGATGTTGATCCGGCTAAAGTTCTAAATGATGAATTAGGCAATTTGGACGACATTCAAGTATTTAATAATGAAGTCTTGGTTGCGATCTATGTGCGGCCAGAAAAGACAAATAGCGGTATTATTTTACCGGGCCAGACCCGTGATGAAGACCGCCACCAAGGTAAGGTTGGTCTTGTCGTAAAGATGGGCCTGCAAGCCTTTGATGACCCAAATAATCAGTGGTTCAAAGGCACAAAAGTCAAAGTAGGCGATTGGGTTTATTTCCGCGTTACGGATGGTTGGTCAATTAACGTGCATGGCGTTTCATGCCGCATGATTGACGACACCGATATCCGTGGCGTGACCAAATATCCTGACGCAGTGTGGTGAAAGGATAAAACATGGCAGATTCTGAAGTGGTTCAAGAAGAATTAGACTTAGAACCAAATATTCAAGTTGCTGATGCAGAAGATGCACCAGTAGTTGTTGCAAAAGCTGAGGCAAAAAATGAAATATTGCCTGATGAGGGCATAAGTCAGCTTAAAAAGCAGCTTGAAAATGAAAAACGGGCGCGTGAAGATGCTGAACGTCGTGCTTATCAGGCACAACAACAGGCTCAAGAAGCCCAAAAAACCGCGCAAGACGGCGATTATCAGCTTATTGTTAGTGCAATTGACGCCACTAAACAACGTTCTGATGCATTGAAAAACGGTTATGCTGAAGCAATGGCCGCTGGGGACTATCGTAAGGCGGCTGATTTTCAAGAAGCAATTGCTTTGAATGCCAACAAGCTATCCACGCTTGAAAATGGCAAAACGGCAATGGAGAACAAACTAAAGCAGCCTATTCAACCAATTGCGCCGCCACAAAATGACCCAGTTGAGCATTTTGCATCTCAATTGACGCCAAGATCAGCGGCTTGGGTACGCAGAAACCCCGATATTGTCCGTGATCCGGTCAAGTTTGAGGAAATGGTACGGGCGCATAACCACGCAATGGGCGAAGGTCATGTCCCAGATAGCGATTCGTACTTCCAACACGTTGAAATGCGGCTTGGGTTAACTCCACCGCCTGCACAAGACTTGGAATATGACGTTGTTTCTGTGGCTGCGGCTCCAGTTCAAAAGCGCACATCTGCGCCACCGTCTGCTCCATCTACCCGTGTTGCATCTGCTTCATCAGGCAAGCCAAATGTTGTCCGTTTATCAAGCGAACAGCGGGAAATGGCTTCTATGATGGGCATGACACCCGAAGAATACGCAAAAAATATGGTTACACTTAAGCGTGAAGGAAAATTACAATGAGTGAAGATAAGTACCCAATTGAAAAAGCAACTAGCCGGAAGCCAATGCGTGAAGCAATGCGTCCAGATGATGCCCGTGCAAGAGCAGAAGCCCGTGCAGCAGAAATTCGTAATAACCGTGGTAGTTTAGATGATGGTATTGACGAGTTTTACGTTGACCCATCTAACGTACCAGATGGTTGGTCATATGAATGGAAGCGGCATACGCTTTTGAATAAAGAAGACCCAGCATATCAAGTGCAATTGGCTCGTGGTGGTTGGGAACCAGTTCCAGCAGAAAGGCATCCAGAAATGATGCCAGTTGGTAAATATACGACTATTGAACGCAAGGGCATGATTTTGATGGAACGTCCTTTGACGTTGACAAAGGAAGCAAAAGATATAGAATTGCGTCGTGCTAGGAACCAAGTGCGAGCCAAAGAGCAGCAATTGGCCCAAACACCAGATGGTACGATGACTCGTCAACATGATAGCGTTCGTCCATCCGTCAGAAAGTCGTTTGAAGCGGTTCCGATACCGGACGATCAATAAACGACTGAAACCTGCCCTTGGGGAGGCGGGTTCAAAATTGTCGGGGTATGCAGTGCTTGGCGCATAGCAACCTCCATTTCACTCAGGAACCTCTGCTATGGCTAATACGCAAGCGTATTTTGGCTTCTTGCAGTTTCAGGGTGGTGCTGGCGGCGCTCCGACGTTTGCTCAGTCCACTCGTCGTATTGCAAGCGGCAACAGCACTGCTATCTACACGGGCGATCCAGTAACCCCAGTTGCGGGTACGGGCGCTGCCACTGGTTACATCACAGCTTCTGCTAACGGAACTCAGCCTATTGCTGGTATCTTCGTTGGCTGCAAGTATCTTTCCACGTCTCAGAAGCGTGTTGTTTGGTCGGCTTACTGGCCGGGTTCGGACGCTACGGGTGACGTAGAAGCATATGTGATTGATGATCCAAACTCCCGCTTCGTTGTTCAGACCAGCTTTGCTGGCGCTCCAATGACGGGTACGGCTACGACAATGACTTCTGGCATTCAGGGCCAGTACGCTCAGTTCACGCTTGGCACGGGTAACACCTCCACGGGTCGTTCTGGCGCTTATTTGTCGGCAGTAAGCACAACCATCACCTCGCCATTCATCGTTGTTGATTATGCAATCGGCTTCGGTAACGGCGGCGATCCAACCACGCAGTATTGCAACGTCATCGTTGGCTTCAACAACGAAATGTGGCGTTCTAACGGTGCTGGCCCTGCCAGTATCAATGCTTAAGGAGTAAGGTAAAATGGCTGTAAATCTTAGTCAGATTAAAGACCTTCTCCTCCCCGGTCTCCGTGGCGTAGAAGGCAAGTACGAGATGATCCCATCTCAGTACGACAAAATCTTCACGAAGCATGATTCAAAGATGGCTCTGGAGCGTACCGCTGAAATGCGTTACCTTGGCCTTGCTCAGTTAAAGAGCGAAGGTGGTCAGACCTCTTTTGATTCGGGCGCTGGTGAGCGTTTCGTCTACAACCAAGAGCATACTGAAATTGCACTTGGCTATGCAATCACCCGTAAAGCGATTGACGACAACCTCTACAAGACCCAGTTCATGCCTTCCAACCTTGGCCTGATTGAATCGTTTCAACAGACTAAGGAAATCTATGGCGCGAACCTTCTTAACACGGCACAGACGTATAACGCATCTGTTGGCGGCGACGGCGTAGCACTCTGCTCCACGGCGCATCCAATTGACGGCGGTACGGTTGCTAACACCTTCACCACCCAGCAGGATTTGAACGAAGCATCATTGCTTAACGGCATGATCAACATTCGTACAAACTTCCGCGATCAGGCTGGTCTGAAGGTCTTTGCTCGTGGCCGTAAGTTGGTTGTTCCTCCACAGTTGGAACCAGTTGCAATCCGTCTTACGAAGACTGAATTGCGTCCGGGTACTGCCGACAACGACGTGAATGCGATTCTCAGCACGGCTGGCGGTGTGCCAGAAGGCTATATCGTCAACGACTTCTTGACCTCTTCTTATGCATGGTTCTTGCTGACAAACATTGACGGCTTGGCTTACATGGAACGTGTGAAGTTTGAAACCGATATGCAAGTCGATTTTGTCACTGACAACCTACTTGTTAAGGGTTACGAGCGTTATTCTTTCGGCTACTACAACTGGCGTTCTATCTTCGGTTCGTTCCCAACCTCGTAAGGAGAAGGCACCATGTCTGATACCGCATTCTCCGGTCCAATTATTGTATTTGGTCAAAACCCAAATCAACCTTCGGACTACAACCCCGATCTAGGCTCCTCGCTATTTTATGCGGGGGGCGGCATCCTTGATCCACGCCTTCCATTTACCTACATTCCGGGTGAAGCACAGTCGGCGCAGGATTTTGGATGGTATGGCTTCAGTGACATTGTTTCGTTCACTGGCGTTCCATATACAAACGCAGCAGCGGCTATCGTTGCTTCGGCAAATCCTACGAGTGCAACTCTTTCACTCGTAACAACTAACTCCGCGACCACTGGCGTCTATTATTCTTCGGTATTTACCCGTTCGGATACTGGCGCTACGGATACGGTTCTTGCACTTGATGCTTATGCTTCAGTTACCGCTTCGGCAACGAACGGCATTCTGACAGTAACGGCAAACAGTGGTATGCCAATCGGTCCGGGAATGGTTCTTCTGTCCTCCTCTACAACGGTGACGGGTGGAACCCTTGGTGCATCTTCTGGCGTCTATATCGGTTCTCAGATTACGACGACTGGAACTTCATCAACGGTTGGTAACGGACAAACTGGTACTTATCAGCTAAATCAGAACGTGACTTTCACGTCTGGAACGGTCACTTTGGCCTATCCAACTGTGCAGTCATGCGCTGTTCCAACGAACATCCAGTCCCCTTCGGTCTGGCTGTGGAACCCAATGGCTATGGTTGGCCGCGCAGTAAGCGTTACTGCCGCAGCAAGTGCTACCTACGCAACCGCAACGGTTAACGGCTACGATGTCTACGGATATCCAATGTCGGAAAACATTACGATTTCGGCAGGTAACGCTGTCAACGGTAAAAAGGCGTTCAAGTATATCAAGTCTGTAGTGCTTTCGGGCGGTACGGCTGATACGACTCACGCTTATTCCGTTGGTACAACTGCAATCGTTGGTCTTCCAATCCGTTCGGATACGGCTGCTGAAGTTATTGTTAACTCTGGTAACTCTCAAACTACGCCATCGGTTAACACGGGTTTTGCTGCAAACGGCTTCTTACCTGCTGATCGTACTACACCGTCCGCTACAACGGGCGATGTCCGTGGCACGATTGACCTTGCGAATGCGTCGGGTGTCAATCTAACGCCATCCACTGGCACGAACAAATACGTGTTCCGCCAGATTCCGCAGGCCTACAATGTCCAGTCAGCGACTGGCTTGTTCGGCTTAACCCAGTACTACAACTTCTAAGGAGTGAGCCATGAAAGGCCATAAGCACCACGAGCATCATGCCCACGGCGGCAAGGCTCACCACTACGGACACGTTGTCCATCACGAACACCCACGTGCAGAACATAAGAAGGGCGGCAAAGTAAAGAAGGCCGAACATCCTATGGAAGGCGACTGGGCGCATGACGAAGCACCAAAGGACGTTTACGAAGGTGCAAACTCTAACGTCGTGAAGGAAGCTGAAGAAAAGAAGCACGGCGGCAAGGTCCATAAGGCCCGTGCCAAGCGCAAGCATGGTGGTCATGTTCATCACATGGGCCATGTTCACGGCGAACACGCGAAGCATCGCGCTGATCGTCCAAAGCGCAAGTCGGGCGGCAAAGTTGGTTCCAATATGCACCCACTTTCGTCGGCTGCTCATGGACAGGAGCCTTCGGGCCACAAGTCCTACGAGCCAGAGCATGACTAAGTTGATGGTGGGGGCTTAAAATGCCCCCACTTCTCCATTAGGAGGATATAATGACTGCTGCATGGACACGTAAAGAAGGCAAATCACCTTCTGGCGGCTTGAATGAAAAGGGTCGTCAATCTGCTCGTGCCGAAGGGCATCATTTAAAAGCACCGACAAAGGATGCGGATAATCCGCGTCACAAATCATTCTGTGAACGAATGACAGGTGTAAAGCGTAAAATGACTGGTTCGGCAAAAGCTGCTGATCCAGATAGTCGGGTTAACAAGTCCCTTCGTAAATGGGGTTGCTAATGACTGACAAGCCATTTTGGGAAACCAAGCTGCCTAAAGACCACCACACAAAACACTTGTCGCATAAAAAGCTGCAAAGTGCTAAAGCTAGTGCGAGGGCTGCGGGTAGACCTTGGCCGAATTTAATTGATAACGCTGCGGCGGCACGGAAGAAGGGCAAGTAATTATGGCTAATCAAGGAAACATTATTTGGGATTCCATTACCAAAAATGGTCGGTATGAGCCATTTGAATTACAAGTTTCCCGTAACCAAATTTCCAATCATGCGCCACAAAACATTTTTGGCTATGGTACTACCCCTGCGTCCGCTGCCGGAACATTCCGCACCGTATGGGAAAACATGGCAACAACGGAGTATGTGTTTCCGTCTTCTGCCATTACCATGAATCTCAAAAGTGACACTATTGGCGATACGGCAACAATTACTATTGTTGGTTTGGATGCCAACTACAACATACTTACAGAAAATCTTGTTTTG